GTTCTTCAACATCTCCAGAAAGAAGATCTAGTGCGAAACCACAAACTGATGCTGAAAGAAAGGCATCTATGGAAAAATACAAAAAAACTAGTAAAGATGCTTTAGATCTTGTAAGAAAATCTATGGGCAAAGGTTTAATGCAGCAATATGAACCAGAAGGTAATATTATAGGTGAAGCAAAAAAAATGAAAGGTGAAGATCCTTGCTGGAAAGGATATGAAATGGTCGGAACTAAAAAGAAGGGTGGCAAAGAAGTTCCAAATTGCGTTTCAAAAGAAGAATACAAATTAGACGAAAAGATTACTGCTAATACTGATATGGGTGCAGCAATTAGAGATTTTGAGAAATCGACATCTCCACAACTTGCTGGTAGAACAAAAGAGCAAAGAAGAAAAGCGGCGATTGCTGCAGTATTGACTGCTCGTAGAGGTGGAAAGCAACTTGGAGAGCAATCTGTAGATTCTTCATCTACTCTTTCTGCTCAACAAATCAATTCTAGAAGAAATTTAATCGCTGCTCAAAGAAAAGTATCTGATGCAGATAAAAATGCACTTCAGAAAAAATCTGACACGAATATTACATCAGATAATAACACAACATTGAAGCAATCATTTGAATATGATTCTAATTTTGATAATATTGATGAATTGAATCGTGCAGAAAAAGAAACAGGAATCAATACTAAAACTGGCAGACCAACTCAAAAAGGTGGTGCAAAAGATGATAAAGCATTTACATCTGTAAAGAGAATGATGCGTGGTATGGAAGGCACTCCTGCTGGACAACGTAAAAAGGTTCCTGGTAAAAAACCACCTGCTGCTGGTGAATATGGAGCACCTAAATCTCCTGCTCAAAAGGTAGCTGCTAGACGTGCTGCTGCTCAAAGATCTCAAGAATTCCAGAATGATACAAGAGGAACTTGATCATAAATAAAACAGGATACTCTTTTACGGAGGACATCATGAGCGCAGTAGTAGCAGTGGTAAAACCACTTTTGATTCAAATTGCTACACATCCAGCTGTTAAAAATCTTGTTCTTGATCTGCTTAAAAAGTATGTTGATAGCACAGATAACAGCATTGATAATGTCGTTTATGAACTTGTTAAGGATAAAATCTTTACACCACAAGCATGATTACGTGCTTTGTGACTAATTGGGGAGTAACTATTATTCTCGGTCTGTTGCTTACTACTTCCGAGTGGTTAGCAAAAACAAAAAGATTTGAGGAAAATGGAATACTCGACTTAACAACACATTTTTTAAAAATAGTGTTGCATAAAGGAGACCGAAAGTAAGGTCTCCCTTTTTTATAAATATTTCTTAGATTAATTAGTTAAAAGGTACAAAGAATGGCACTCTGGGGAACTGCAGATAGTCTTTATTCAGTTGGAACAGTAACTGTAGATTATGGTGCAAAAACTATTACTGGATCTGGAACTTCATTTACTGCTTCTGGAATTTCTACTGGTACTGTGATTACTATTGGTGCTGGTGGAACTTTTGGTCAAGCAGTTATTGCTGCGATCACTTCTGATACTCTTATTTCAATTGCGACAACACAATATTTAAATGGTGCTCCGATTGCTGGTGTAGCATATACACTCTCTCAGAGACCTGTTTATGTATTAGAGGATTCAAATTATTCTCTTACGCAGACAACTTCAACAAATCTCACCAATGCGGTTTATGGTGTGGATATTCACGAACAATCTGCAAATACTGCTACTGGTTCTTTATACCAAGCACAACACGCTGGTTGGGTTGGTATCCACACATACATTGATATGCACGGTAACTTAAGAGTTAAGTCCGAAACTCTTGTTGCAATGTCTGGAATCACGACTGGTGCAGATGCAACTTATGGTGGTGCTGGTGATGCTGGCGATGATGCTGTATTTGCTGATAGATTTATCACAATTACGGTCCAACCACAAAGTCAATCTGTTGGTGTTGGAACCACAGCAACATTCAGTGCTACTGCAATTGGAACTCCAAATGCAGGAACTCTTTCTTATCAGTGGCAGAAATCTACCACTGTTGGTGGATCTACTTATGCAAACATTGGTGGAGCAACCTCTTCCAGCGTAAGTGTTGCAAATACCAATACTGCTAATAATGGTTACCTGTATCGTGTAGTAGTTTCTTCTACTGGTGGCGCTGCAAATGCAACTTCAAGTTCCGCAACTCTGACAGTAATTTGATTTTAAATTATGTTTTTTAATGAATTGAATGAGGATACTTTTCTCTTGTTTGCTATTAAACATTATGAAAATCCCCAAGCGGTTACGGAAGACGATTTTCATAAAGACTTGAATCATTTCAAGTATATAAAAAGACTACTGAAACGTTATAAAAACTCTGGACAATTAAAAACTCACCTTTTAATTAATCATTTTATTATTCTTTATAATATTTTTGGTGATGCTACAACCCCTATGTTGTTTTATAAAATTGAAAGAGATCTTTGGTCTCCTATGAAAACATTCATAATCTTTTTAAATCGTCTTCCAGATTATCCTAGGTGCTACATTCATGATGTTCCTATAGATGATTATTGTATGCAAGAATTACAACGAATTACAAATGGATAAATTAGATAAAATAATTCATATTATTAGAGAAATGATGGTAGCAAATACTCCTGGATCTGGTGGTGGATTTGGTACGGAGTCGGATCCGAAAGGACCTGTTGCTGGAAGAACACCAAAAATGTTTGGAGGAAAAGTTTTAAAAAGGCATATCTATGGTGGCAAAAATTCTCGTAAAAATTGGATAGATCATCTTAACTCTAAAGGAAAATGATATGTTTTCTCCCGATTCAAAATTAGCAGTTCTTGAATCTAAACTTAGCATTTATGAAGATCTCTCTCGTGAAATGCTGTCAAAATTAGAATCGGCAGTCGATAAGATTTCTGAAGGTAATTCTCGTATTGCCACTATTCTTGCAAAACATGACGAGAGAATAGAGCAAAGTATAAGAAACGATGAACTTATTGTTAGAATGATAGACGATTTAAAAGACGAAAATAAAGAAGATTATAATTCCATACTTAAAAGAGTTGAATCTCTTGAAAAAGTAGTAGAAGAACTTAAAAAATTTAGATGGCAATTTGCAGCTATTATAAGTGCGGCATTAATATTTGTCGGAATTATTCCAACGATGAAAGCATTAATTAATCCTTCAACTACTGTTCAAATTGAACAAATTAAAAAATAAATAATAATGAATTGGCATTGGTATGCCACAATGAAAAACGAATACAAAAACGGAAAGAGAGTAACCTTATACTCTTTACAAAAACTTACTAATTCTGTAGTTAAATGGACAGCAATAATTTCTTCGTGCTGTAAAGAATTTTCTTCTTGACACCACTGCAAAATCGGACTATACTGCTTTGGGATCGAATTGCTTTATTATGGATTTTATTGATGTCAAGTATATTGGAATGATTTCTCCAAGACTTGAAAAGTTTAAGAAGGTAAAAAACAATCTTTACAATTTTCGTTGTCCAATATGCGGAGATTCGCAAAAGAATAAAACAAAGGCAAGAGGATATCTGTATCAAGTAAAAAATAATACAAATTATAAATGTCACAATTGTGGGATAAATGTATCCTTTAATAATTTTCTTAAAGATATTGACCCCGCTACACATAAGCAATATATTTTTGAAAAATTTAAAGAGGGTAATACTGGAATAGGTTCTGCTATTCCAGATCCAAAGTTTAATTTTGAAAAACCAGTTTTCAAAAAAAGTAATGTAAAAATAAATTTACCTAAAGCATTTGAAAATCCAGAAGCAAAAGTATATCTAGAAAATAGAAAATTAAACCCTTATAAATTTTATTACAGTGAAAATTTCAAAACCTGGTCTAATTCACTTAAACCAGTTTTTGATGATATTAAAAATGATGAACCTAGAATCATTATTCCGATATTTTATAAGAATAATTTGGTTGGATTTCAGGGTAGATCCATTAAACCAAGTAAAGTAAAATACATTACTATAATGCTCGATGAGGATGCACCAAAAATTTATGGTCTCGATGAAATACAAAAAGATAAAACTATCTACGTCACCGAAGGTCCATTCGATTCCACTTTCATTCCAAACGCGATTGCTCTTTGTGGAGCTGACGGTGATCTTAGTAAGTGGGATATTAACGATCCTGTTTGGATATACGATAACGAACCACGTAATTCAGAAATCGTATCAAGAATTTCCCGTGTTATCGGAAATGGACAAAAAGTTGTCATCTGGCCTTCAACAATAAAAGAGAAGGATATTAATGATATGGTTTTGTCTGGACTAGATGTTCAATCTGTGATAGAATCAAATACTTATTCTGGATTAGAAGCAAAACTTAAATTTACCACCTGGAAGAAAATATGAGCAACGGCACAAAAGTTAAAAAGCGTGATGGTAGAATTGAATCTCTCGACCTAGACAAGATGCATCTAATGGTTGGAGAGGCATGTAAGGGACTTGCAGGCGTCTCTGCAAGTCAAGTTGAAATGACTTCGGGAATTCAATTTTATGATGGAATTACTACTGCAGAAATTCAAGAGATTTTGATTCGTTCTGCTTCAGATTTGATTGATCTAGACCACCCAAACTACCAATATGTTGCCGCAAGGTTACTTCTGTTTGCTGTTCGTAAGCAACTTTACGGTAAGATGAAAGAACTCCCTCATCTTGAGCAGCATATTTATACGTGCGTCAATTCCGAGGTGTACGATAATGATATCTTTAACAAGTATTCAAAAGAAGAGATTGATAAAGCTAATTCATACATCGATCACGATCGTGACTATCTATTCACTTATGCAGGTTTACGTCAAGTCGTTGATAAGTACCTCGTGCAAGATAGAAGCGGTGGTGGAGTATATGAAACTCCACAGTTTATGTACATGATGATTGCTCTGACTATTTTTGCAGAGTATCCAAAAGAAACTAAAATGTCATATGTCAAGAGGTATTATGACGCAATCAGCAAGCACAAAATCAACATTCCTACGCCAATCATGGCAGGAGTTAGAACCCCACTTCGCCAATTTGCAAGTTGCGTTCTTGTTGATGTTGATGACACCCTTGATAGTATCTTCAGCTCTGATATGGCAATTGGTCGCTATGTTGCACAAAGAGCAGGAATTGGTATCAATGCAGGCCGAATCCGTGGTATCAACAGTAAAATCCGAGGCGGTGAAGTTCAGCACACAGGTGTTGTTCCTTTTCTCAAAAAGTTTGAATCAACTGTCCGATGCTGCACTCAAAATGGCATCCGAGGTGGATCAGCAACTGTTCACTTCCCCATCTGGCACCAAGAAATAGAAGATATTCTTGTTCTTAAAAATAACAAAGGAACGGAGGATAACCGTGTTCGCAAACTTGACTACAGCATTCAAATCAGCAAACTCTTCTATGAGAGGTTCATTCAGGATGGTGAGATCTCGCTTTTCTCCCCTCATGATGTACCTGGACTTTATGATAGCTTTGGACTCCCTGGCTTTGATGAACTCTACTGTTCATATGAAAAAGATCCGACCATTAAGAAAAAGACTATTAAGGCACAAGAACTCATTCTTAATCTACTTAAAGAACGTGCGGAAACGGGTCGTATCTACATTATGAATATTGACCATTGTAATTCACATTCTTCATTTAAAGATAAAGTGAATATGAGCAATCTCTGCCAAGAGATTACTTTACCTACGGATCCAATTCAGCATATTGATGATTCTATTGGAGAAATTGCACTCTGTATTCTTTCTGCTATTAATGTTGGTAAAGTAAAGTCTGATGAAGAACTTGAGGAACTTTGTGACCTTTCAGTTCGTGGTTTGGATGAGTTGATTGAGTATCAAAAATACCCCGTAGTGGCGGCAGAAATCGCCACTAAGGCACGTCGTTCTCTTGGAGTAGGTTTTATCGGTCTTGCACACTATTTGGCAAAACTTGGGTTCAATTATGATTCTCAAGAAGCATGGGATGCAGTTCATGGTCTTTCTGAATCTTTCCAGTATTATCTTCTGAAAGCATCCAATCAACTCGCTAAAGAGAAGGGACATTGCGAATACTTCGGTCGCACTAAGTATGCCGATGGTATCCTTCCAATTGATACTTACAAAAAAGACGTAGACGAAATTTCATCCATTTCATATCAGCATGATTGGGAAGCACTTAGAACATCGATCTTGGAGCACGGTCTCAGGCACTCAACACTGTCCGCACAGATGCCTTCGGAGAGCAGTTCCGTTGTGTCAAACGCAACAAATGGAATCGAACCACCTCGCGGATACTTGTCCGTTAAGAAATCGAAGAAGGGACCGCTCAAACAAATCGTTCCTCAATATCACTCTCTCAAGAACAACTATACGCTTCTTTGGGATATGCCTAGTAATAATGGTTATATTAATGTTGTTGCCGTAATGCAAAAGTTCTTTGATCAGGCAATTAGTGGAAATTGGTCTTATAATCCAGAAAATTATTCTGACAATGAAGTTCCAACTTCAGTAATGGCTCAAGATTTTCTTATGACCTACAAGTATGGTTGGAAAACAAGTTATTATCAAAATACCTACGATATTAAGACTGATGAAGTAGTTGAAGAATCTAAGACTGAATTGCAAAGTCTTTTAGATGATATTATGGAATCTATTGAAGATGATTGTGAAAGTTGTAAGATCTAAGTTTATTAAATACTTTACGTGAGAGAAGGAGTTATGGAATTTAAAATTTCATCTACAGAGGCACCAACGAATGTTAAGGGAATGACAGTATTTAATACGGATAAGGTAGATTCCAAAAAACAACCAATGTTCTTTGGAAAACCCTTGGGAATTCAAAGATATGATTCCTACAAATATCCAGTATTTGACAAATTAACTACTCAGCAACTTGGATATTTCTGGAGACCTGAAGAGGTATCTCTCCAGAAGGATCGCGGAGATTATCAAACTCTTCGCCCAGAACAAAAGCATATCTATACTTCAAATTTGAAGTATCAGATCATGCTTGATTCTATTCAAGGTCGTGGTCCTGGGATGGCGTTTATTCCATATTGCTCTATTCCTGAATTGGAAGCGTGTATGGAAGTATGGGGATTTATGGAAATGATTCATTCCAGATCCTATACATATATCATTAAAAATGTTTATTCGGACCCCAGTGAGGTTTTTGATACTATTATTAAAGATGAACGCATTCTAGAACGTGCTAGGAGCGTTACCGAGTCTTATGATGACTTCATTCAATCAGCACAATATTATGGTGCTACCGATCAATGGGTACATCAAATTGAAGGAGTTTCATACGCAAAGGAATCACTCAATGACGTTAAAAGAAAACTCTATAGAGCAATCGCAAACGTTAATATTCTTGAAGGTATTCGCTTTTACGTTAGTTTTGCTTGTAGTTTCGCCTTTGGCGAACTCAAACTTATGGAAGGATCCGCAAAGATAATCTCTCTTATTGCAAGAGATGAAAATCAGCATCTCGCCATCACCCAAAATATCCTTAACAAATGGCGTGATGGTGATGATCCAGAAATGAAACAGATTATGAAAGAAGAGGAAGAATGGACTTATAAGATGTTTGATCGTGCCGTCAATGAAGAAAAGCGTTGGGCAGATTATTTGTTCAAAGATGGCAGCATGATTGGATTGAATGATAAACTTCTTCAGCAATACGTAGAGTGGATCGCAAACAGAAGACTTAAAGCAATTGGACTAAAACCCCAATACGATATTTCAGCAAACAATAATCCACTACCTTGGACTCAGCACTGGATTTCCTCTAAAGGTCTCCAGGTTGCTCCCCAGGAAACGGAAGTAGAGTCTTATGTAGTTGGTGGAATTAAACAGGATGTAAAGAAAGACACATTTAGTGGATTCAAACTTTAATACTTTGGGGGAGTTTTTGACTCTCCCTTTTTTTATAAATATTATTAAACCAAAAAATAGGAAAATGAGTATTTTAAATCTTTACGAAGCATATTCTGCAGTTTATAACGAAGATCTTAGGGAAGATCTTTTAAACTCAGAAGAGGATTTTTCGTTTATTGATGATCTTTCTGATAATGAACTTGACCAAGTAATGGAAGAAATTCTTTCAGAGGATGTAGAACTTTCTGAGTGTTTTGAAGCGTTTGATGGGGTTCTTACTGAAGCAAGAGTAGATATGGCTGCTCGCGCTGCTGCAAGAAAGCAATACGCTCAACAATCAGAAAAGTCTGCTAAAGAAGCAAGAGGTAGAGCAGCAGCAAAAGAAAAATCAGAAAGAAGAGCAGAAAGAGTAGAAAGAATTAAATCTTCTGCAAAGAGAGCATCAGAGAAGGTAAAGACAACTGCTGCTGGAGTTGTTTCTGCTGCCGCTGGAGGCGCTTCTGAGGCGGGTAGAAAGGCAAAGGCGGGTGCTGAGAAGGTAAAGGGAAAACTTGCTTCTGCTAAGGATAGAATTAAGGGATTTGTTAAAAGAGTTGGTAAAGCAGTAAAAGCAGGCGCATCGGCTGCTAAGAAAGAATTCAGTGGTGAAGCAGGAAAAGAAGCAAAAGCAAGAACAACTGGTCGCCAGATGCGAAGAGCGGCAAGGAGAAACGCATCAAGAGATACTAGCGAATTTCAAAAAGCACCTGAAGGTACTTCTGAAAATCCAAGAATTGGTCAACCTGGAAAAGAAAGAAAGGCGCTTCCTGCTGGAAGATCTAAAACAAGCGGAACAAGTGGCAGCAGAAGAGCATCTGTTGCTAAAAAACTTGCGAGTGCTGCATCAGGTGAAGGACCTTCAGGGACTGTTCAGCAAGGACAACCTTCTGGTACTTTTGCATCTAAAAAATCTAGAGAACAGGCAAGAAAGAGAGAAGCAAGACTTACTGCAAATGAGAGTTTTGAACTTCTAGATCTTATTATTGATGATATGATTGCTGAAGGATATGCAGTTGATCTTTATCACGCATATGTTATTATTGAAAATCTTGATATTAATGATACTTATGAATTGGTTGAATCTTATCTTATAGAAGAAAGAGACGATTTGTTCGATGTAATTCTTGAGTATCTAGTTGCTGAGGGATATGCCGATACCAATAGGGAAGCAATTAATATTATGGCAAATATGAGTGAAGAGTGGAGAGAAGAGATTTTAAGTGAGATCGATGAAGCACACAAACCTCTTCCAACTAAAAAAATGCAAAATAGAAGATATTATGTGAATATGAAGACAGGAGAAGCTGCTGGTAGTTCCCGTAATGAAAGAATTAGAGGTGTTCTGGATGCATATAAAAAAGATCCAGAAGGCGAAGCAGAAAAAGCAAAATCAAAATCAAAATATAAAGGATAAATTTTGTGATTATAACTATTGTAAATAATGGTTAGATGTAAATAATCAAAATTTATATAGATAGAGGAGGTTATACCTCCTTTTTTTATGCCCAAAAATCAACTGACTAAAGATGAACTGAAAGTTCGTGTTTTAAAATTAAAAGATAAACTTCACAAAGAACACATTCGTCATGATATGGACATGAAAGGACTTGCTCATAAATATTTGAACGAAGTTCTTGATATAATTGATGAATACAGATATTGACTATGAGAACCCTTGGATCTATAATGGAAGTCCTTTCACCAGTGCCGATATTGAGGACTATTTTGGGTTTGTTTATCTGATAGAAAATAATCTCAATTGGAAAAAATATATTGGTAGGAAGTATCTTTGGTCGTTTAGAACACCAAAAGGTAAAAAACGAAAAGTAAAATCCGAATCCGATTGGAAAAACTATTATGGGTCTTGTCCAGAACTTAAAGAAGACATTATCAAATTTGGTAGACAAAATTTTA